GGACGCTGTATTAGTCAAACAGGGCGAGTTAGACACGGCTTCGGCTAACGCAGAGACCAGCGCGGAGACGATTGCGGACCTAAACTCGGAAATTAAGGCTTTGGAAGACGCCAAGACTGGGTTGGATGGCGATTTAAGCACGGCGATAGGCGAGCGGGATAGTCTACAGGGTACGTTGGACGAGCGGACAACGGAGCGAGACAACCTTCAGGAGGCCCTGACCTCAAGTAACACACAATTAGAAACAGCTACTGCACAACTAACTGCGGCTAACACACAAGTCACTGACTTAACGACCCAGAAAGAGACGTTAACCAAGGAAGTTGCGACCTTAACCACCGAATTGGGCACGGCGAACACGAATTTAACCGCTGCATTAGAGGCATCGGGGTCTAGTGCGGCGTTAGCGGAAAACTTAAACACGCAACTACAGACCGCAAACAGCACTATTAGTAGTATGACGACTGAGCTAAACGAAACTATGGCTGATGTTACGGCGTTGGAGAAAGAAATTGCGTCCCAAAAAGAAAATCAAACCATATCGGACGCAGATCTAGCCGCCGCCGAGGCATCGCTAGAGGCTGCGAACCTTGAGGTGCAGACGTTATCGGATTCCTTGGGTATAGAAGAGGCTGCGAAGAACGAGTTACAGAAAAAACTGACTTCCGCGGAAAGTGATCTCTCTAATCTGCAAGAATCTAGTTCCGAGTCGATTGCATCCTTGGGGTTGGAAGTCGATACCGCAAACGCTACGATTGAAAGTTTGCAGGAGCAACTCACTACTGCGACGAACGACGTTTCGAGCTTGTCCAATCAGTTGGAGGCCGCGCAAAACTCTCAGACGGCAACGGTGGAGCAGAAAGCTGCGCTGGCTGAACAGTTGGATGCGGCTAAGAAGGAAGCCACGTCTCTGCTATCGGATATTACTACGCTAGAGGGACAGCGTGACACGTTACAGGCGGATCTCACGGCGGCACAGTCCACAATTGGTACTCAGGAAACAACAATTGGCAACCAAGCCGAGGCGATTACCACGCTGACTACGGATTTAAGCACAGCTAATCAGGACATTGGCAGTTTGAACCAGCAGTTGGGAACTGCGAATGAATCAGTAACGGCCTTGGAAGGTCAACTAGAGGCCGCGAACAACTCGTTGACTGCCACACAGACGGAAAAAGATACGATTGCTGCTAATTTAGACACGGCGCGGGAAAATGCACGAGCCCTTAATGAAAATTTGTCGGCTCGCACTAAGGAAAGAGACAACCTTCAAGTTAGTTTGAACGATACAAAAACTACGTTAAGCAACACGGTAAAGTTAGCCAACACGCTGCAAACTAATTTGGACGCGTCTAACGTGGAGATAAACACTCTTGAAAATCAATTAGATACGGCGCAGGCAAATGTGGATTCGTTAAAAGAAACGTTAACGGATGCCACTGCGTTACAAGAGCTTACTGACGCTGAGAAACTAGATTTACAAAACGATCTAACAACGTCACAGAATGATGTGCAAATCCTTACAGACCAATTGGGTTCTCGAACAACAGAGCGCAATAACATTGAGAAGCAGCTTAATGAAACGAAAGCAGAGTTAACTGCGAGCACGACGCTTACGGAAACCTTGCAGGGTAATTTAACCACGGCACAAGAGAATATTCTGGGTCTGGAGTCTCAGTTGGGCGATAGCCAAGCATTACAGCAGTTAACAGAAGAGCAACGCGCAGCGTTAGAGCAGACTTTGGCAGAAGAGCAGGCCAACGCGGCATCGCTTGAGACGCAGCTAGGTGAGGTAACGTCGGCATTTGATATTACGCAAACGCAGCTAGACTTTGCGCAAGGGGCCACAACTTATATCAACACGCAGCTAGACCAGAACGTTGCGGAGGATGCATTGGTTGCGGACTTGGTCACACGAGGATACACAGCGGATAACGCGCAAGCGTTGGTAAACGAGGTGCAGCAAACACGGTTTGAGCAATCGGAGTTGGCTCGTATAACGGATGCTCGTAGGTCGGCGGCGTATGTGCCGTTTGGAGCGGGGCCTGTTGGTGGAGAAGAGGACGAGGTCACTTATCCTGACTACGGTCCTCCCGGGACGGGGACAGTGCAGCCACAAGCACAAGCACAGCAGCCATATCAGCCGCCAGCCACTGCGTATCAGCCGCCTCCTACTCAACCAGTGTACGAGGCCCCACGGTTTGATCCGTTTACTCGGGACGATGCGACCCCGATTGCTGGGGGCCCTGCTGTGGAGTTGGATCAGTTTGGTCAACCTATTTTAAGTTTTGGTTCGACAGGTCGTCCTTTGGGCTCATATGTCACAATGCCTACTTCGGCTGGTCCTTTTAATCCATATGAGATGGAAATGCCTGAAGCGCCTGCATTTAACCCACAACAACCCGTTGTACGACCACCCTTCCCACAACAGCCTCAACCTGTTATAAATCAGGGTATAGGCGGATTAGGTAGAAAATAATGGCATATACAATTCAGAGTGGAGACACACTCAGCGAGATAGCTGAAAAGAATAACACATCTGTTGCGGAGATCATGGCGTCCAATCCACAGATCAGTAACGCTAACAACATCCAAGCTGGGGCATCGTTGAATATTGCGAGTAAAGGTTCTGGAGCATCTACATACTCAGGGAACTTCGGGACTTCTTCTGGTGGTAGTTCGCAAGAAGAGGCTCGCAGGGTTGTTGGTGATACTCGGGCTGCTGAATTGGCAAAGGTGCAGCCAAGAACAACGCCGGGTCAAGCGGCCCAAGACGCTCGTAAGTATGGATATGTTGGGGGAATAGAGTCGCTAAACACGGACCAATTAACTGCGATGTCACAATCACAGTATGATCCAATGAACACAAAAGATATGGTCATTGGTGGTTTGTTGGGAGCGGTCATTCCCGGCGCTGGTTTGCTGTACGGAGCATCACAGTATCTAGGTGCTGCGGAAGACCGCAAGGTTGCGGAACAATTGCTGCAACAGGAAAACTACCAGACAAAAGGTTTGTTTGGAACGGATTTGTTTAAAGGTGCCGATGCTGCGCAGTATGTTCCGGTGTACGACGAGAACGACCAGTTGGTCGGTTCTTTGGGGTTAGACGCATCAGGGAGTCCTCTTCGGTACTCTGGAGATCGGATGGCGGATTATCAGGGGCTTGGATCTGATTTAATCAAACCAACTCCTGTGCCCGAGCCAAGTCGAGATAGAGATGACAGCCCGTCTCCGGTTTCAGCGGAAGCTGTAGGAGTAGACCCTGCGTCTACGACACCAGCCGCGCCCACAGCGCCGGGGAAGGTTCCTTTTGTACGTTTACCCTCTGCGTTAGACCAGCCTATGGCTAGACCCACAGGGCAGGCGCTGACACAGCCTACACAGTTGCCCCCTAACTTCGGACAGCCTAGACCCGCTCAACAGGGTGTTATGGGCACTGAGGCGGCACTGAGAGACCAGCAGATGTATCCGTTTATGTACGGAACTCCGTATCAGAGACGCCCACAGAATATGATGTCATGAACTTACAGGCTCTTCCGGAAGAAGCGTTGAAAGAAATTCTATCGCTTACGGAAGCGAAGAAGAAGCTGGACTTGCGCGAAGTAGCGTCGGAAAAGTTCATGCCGTTTGCGCATCATGTGTATGAGAATTTTATCGAGGGTCGTCACCATCGGGTGATCTCCGAAAAACTTGAACGCGTTGCACGAGGGGAACTCAAGCGGCTTATAATTAATATGCCCCCGCGGCACTCTAAGTCAGAGTTTGCTAGTTTCTTGATGCCTGCGTGGTTTTTGGGCCGCAACCCAAAGCTCAAGATCATTCAGGCTACGCACAACACGGAGCTTGCGGTTAGGTTTGGTCGTAAGGTTCGGGACTTAATCGACGATCCTGCGTACAAAGAGATTTTTCCTGATACGAATTTGAAGGAAGACAACAAGGGTGCGGGTAAGTGGCAGACGGACAAGGGCGGGGAATACTTCGCTGCGGGTGTTGGCGCGGCGGTTACGGGCCGTGGTGCGGATCTTTTTATAATTGATGACCCTCACTCGGAACAGGACGCCTTGAGTGAAAGTGCGTTTGATAACGCGTATGAGTGGTACACATCTGGTCCTCGACAGCGTTTGCAGCCGGGTGGGGCTATTATCTTAGTTATGACGCGCTGGGGTAAGAAAGATTTGACTGGTCGTTTGATGGCTGCACAAGGCGGCGATGTGATGGCGGATCAGTGGGAGGTTGTTGAGTTCCCTGCAATTCTACCCAGCGATAAGCCGTTGTGGCCTGAGTTTTGGGAGAAGTCGGCGCTACTGTCGATCAAAGCCTCTTTGCCTGTGGGTAAGTGGAACGCTCAGTGGCAGCAGAACCCCACGGCATCTGAGAGTGCGATTGTAAAACGCGAGTGGTGGCAAGACTGGGATCGAGAGCAGATACCCGCGATCAAGTATATTGTGCAGGCATACGACACCGCGTTCTCTAAAAAAGAAACCGCAGACTACTCTGCCATAACAACGTGGGGAGTATTTACTCCTGACGACGGTGGCCCTGACAACATCATACTTATGGACGCCCGAAGGGGGCGTTGGAACTTTCCTGAACTAAAGGAGATTGCCTATGAAGAGCACGAATACTGGGAGCCAGACATGGTTGTGGTCGAAGCGAAAGCGACGGGTACACCGCTCATTGACGAGTTGCGGCTTCGCGGTATTCCAGCGCTGGGCTTTTCACCGGGCAAGGGAAATGATAAGGTAACGAGAATGCACATGGTCGCTCCGTTGTTTGAAGCGGGAATAGTGTGGGCACCTATGCATGAAAAATTTGCGGACGAGGTGGTGGAAGAAGTAGTTTCATTTCCTAATGGCGATCACGATGACTTTTGTGATAGTATGACGTTGGCACTGATGCGCTTTCGGCAAGGAGGGTTTCTTTCTTTGCGGGGAGAAGAGGAAGAGGATAGCTTGTACGCACCTCGTAAACGGGAGTATTACTGATGGCATTACCACCAAACATGGTTGTACCGGGCCTAGACTTAGACAGCACAGAGGGTCTTCCTGATGTCGAAGTGGACGTGCCCAGCCCAGTAGATTTCACTGGGGGTGCCGAGGTAATTGACGACGGGCAAGGCGGAGCGATTGTGCAAGCCATGTCTGAAATGGAAGATCAGGACGTTGAGGTTGAGATAATTGATCACGACGCTAACCTTGCGGAGTTTTTAGATGATGGCGTTCTTGGGGAAATTAGTAGCGAGCTTGTGGGCCTCTATGAAGAGGATTACGACTCTCGTAGTGAGTGGGAAGAAACTTATACAAAAGGTTTGGACCTTCTTGGTATCAACTCTGAAGAGCGGTCTCAGCCGTTTGAAGGCGCTAGTGGGGTTACGCACCCGTTAATTACTGAAAGCGTTACGCAGTTCCAAGCGCAGGCGTACAAGGAAATGCTCCCTGCTGGAGGTCCAGTTCGCACTCAAGTTATTGGTTTACAGGACCAGAAGCGCGAGGATCAGGCCCAGCGCGTCAAGCATTACATGAATTACCAGATCATGGAAGAGATGGAAGAGTATGATCCGGGCATGGATCAGATGCTGTTTTACCTTCCCTTGTCTGGTTCGACCTTTAAGAAAGTGTATTTTGATCCGTTGAAAGGTCGCGCTGTAGCAGAGTTTTTACCTGCACAAGATTTAGTGGTGTCGTATTCTGCTACTGATTTGGCGACGGCTCCTCGTGTGACACACGTTTTAAAGATGACCGATAACGATGTGCGTAAGATGCAAGTATCTGGTGCGTACATGGACGTTGATTTATCAGGCTCTGGAGACCCAGACGAAGATGAGGTGGATCAGAAGGTAAATAAACTACAAGGCATCTCACGGGGCTACACAGACGATATCCGAACTATTTTAGAGATGCACTGTGATCTCGACATTGAAGGCTTTGAGGATGCAGATCCCATGGGCGAGCCCACGGGTATCAAGCTCCCTTATATTGTGACGATAGACAAAGACAGTAATCAGATCTTAGCTATCCGCAGGAACTATGCAGAGATGGATCCACTTCGTAAGAAGCGTCCGTATTTTGTGCATTACAAGTTTCTACCGGGTCTAGGGTTTTACGGTTTTGGTTTGATCCACATGATAGGGGGCCTTGGTCGTGCCGCTACAAGTATCTTGCGTCAACTTATTGATGCGGGAACTTTGGCGAATCTCCCAGCAGGATTCAAGGCGAGAGGGGTTCGGGTTCGGAACGATGATGAGCCTTTGCAACCCGGGGAATGGCGGGACATAGATGCGCCCGGTGGCAACATACGGGACTCATTAATCCCATTGCCATACAAAGAACCCTCGGGGACTTTGGCGCAACTGCTGGGCGGTTTGATCGAGGATGGACGTAGGTTCATTTCTATCGCTGATCAGCAAATAAACAACATGAGCGGAGAAACGCCTGTTGGTACGACAGTAGCGATGTTGGAACGTGGCATGAAGGTTATGTCCGCGATCCACAAACGTTTGCACTATTCGCAAAAGACTGAGTTTCGTTTATTAGCTCGCATTTTTAAAGAAAACATGCCTCCTGAATACCCATATGAGGTTGCGGGTGGTTCGGCTGCGATTAAGCAACAGGATTTCGACGACAAGATTGATGTCTTGCCTGTCAGTGATCCGAACATATTCTCCATGGCGCAACGCGTTACGCTGGCTCAGACTCAACTCCAACTGGCTCAGTCTAATCCACAGATGCACAACCTTCACGCTGCATACCGTAGGATGTACCAAGCGCTTGAGGTCCAGAACATTGATGAGATCTTGCCCCCACCCCAAGAACCTCAACCGATGGATCCCGCCATGGAGAATGCCAAAGCTCTTATGGGCGAAATTCTACGCGCATTCCCAGAGCAGAATCACGAAGTACACATCGAGATCCACATTATGTTTATGAAGACGCCTATCGTGGCAACGTCTCCACAGATCATGGGATCGTTTATGTCTCATATTCAGGAGCACGTCAGTATGCTTGCGAAGAAGCAGGCTATGGACGAGGTCAAGCAAGCGTTAAGCGGGGCTAAGATGATGGCAAATGTAGGCGCGGTCAGCCAAGGATCGGTGCAAGAGTATGAAAAACAATTGCAGCAAGACTTGCAGAATCAACAGGAAGTTGAGAACCTAGTCGTACTGTACCAACAGAAGATTATGGCGGACGTAATGGCTCGTTTAATGCCTGAGAACCCGAACGAGCCTGATCCGTTAGTAGCTATTCGGATGCAGGAGCTAGAGTTGCGTAAGCAGAAACAAGGGCAGGATGCCGTGAATGATGCTGCTAAACTTGAGTTAGAGATGAACAAGGTCGAGCAGCGTGATCGTTTAGACAACGCTCGCATGGACTTGCAGGAAGAGATTGCCGATGACCGCAATGCGGTTAACAGAGAGCGGATTGCTGTTAATGCTGAGATCCAGCAAATGGCTATGCAACGGAGGGGATAATGCCCTTAAAATCAGGCAAATCACAAGGTGTTGTCAGTCAAAACATCAAGACAGAAATGGCTGCTGGAAAACCGCAAAAACAGGCGGTTGCTATTGCTTTAAGCAAAGCGGGTAAACGTAAATATTCTTCTGGCGGTACGGTTAATAAAAGGTTTAGTCCGATAGCCCGACCTCAGAGGTTTGTCGGAGTGTTCTAGTGTTGTGTGTGCTTGTATTCGTAGGATACGGGCACGTTTTTGTGAACGGGTACGGTAGCTGGTTCTATAAAGCGTGTCACTACCAGTGTCGTAACGAGTACCCCAAACGTGTGTACCGCGTTAGCCCCGAGTATTATTGTCCAAGGAGCTTTCGTGTAACATGATGGATCCATTTACAGCATTCGCGGCGGTAAAATCCGCGGTTTCCGCAGGCAGGGAACTCGTTAATGTAACCAAGCAAATTGGTGAATTTTTTGACGGGGTGGATGATTTACGCGCTGCCCATGAAAAAAAGAAAAACAGCTTGTTCTCAGGATCGGATGAAAATGCGATGGAGACGTTTGTGAATTTACAAAGGGCCAAAGATGCGGAGGAGGAGCTTCGTCAGATTGTTATTTCAACCAGAGGTTTTAGTGCGTGGGGCGAATTGCAAGCTATACGTGTACAAGCTAGGAAAGACCGCAAGGCAAAAGCAGAAGCAGAGCGGAAGCGCAAAGCAAAGATGGTTGAGCGTATAGTTATTTATGGAGGTTCTACGGTTATTGTAGCAATAATGTTGGGGATCACTGTTGTTGTCATTTTAGCAAAACAAGGAAAAATCTAATGGCAGATGGCGTTCGGGGTGTAAGTCAAAATATGCCTTTTAATGTAGGCAGTGACATACACGCTCAAACACGGGCTCGTGAGCGCATAGAAACGCACCTTGTGGAGCAGCGGGTGGAGAAGGAACACAGGGTCAACCACAGCCACTTAGAGGCTTTGGCAAAGCAGCGTTTTGACTTGGGGGAAACTTATGATAGGTTTGGCCGCAAGACTAATGCGGACAGGCCGCAGGGAACGAAGTTAAACATAGAGGTGTAACATGGAAAAAGTTCTTGCTTGGAAGATCATGCCACGTCTGATGATGTTGGTGATGACGGTAATGTACATTCGCGTTTTAGAGTGGGGGATGAGCCTTGACGACTTGTCAACGCAACAAAGTGCGATGATATCAATTTGTTCTGGGGCGCTTACAGGAGCGTTCGCCGTTTGGCTGGGGTCTGAGAAATGAGTATTTTTACCGCTGCATTAGGGCCGTTAGCAAATCTTGCGGGTAGTTGGCTACAAGGCAAAGCAGATAAACAGTCCGCAGAGGCGGAGCTAAAGTTAACCGAGGCGAAGGCGAAGGCCCAGATATTATTGTCAAAAGAAACAAGCGTTGCCGACTGGGAACGAGTCATGGCTGAAGGCGCAAAAACAAGCTGGAAGGACGAATATTTTGTAATTATCTTGTCTATCCCCTTGATTTTATGTTGGATTCCGGGCGCGGAAGGTTGGGTTGATCGTGGGTTTGAGCAGCTTAACAAGGCACCGGACTGGTATTTTTATAGCCTTGGAATTGCAATTTCAGCCAGTTTTGGTGTGCGCGGGGCGCAATCATTTTTTAAAAGGAAGTGACATGAAAAAGAACTGGGAAGCGTTTTTTGAAATGCTGATTCATCACGAAGGTGGATTTACGGATGACACTAGGGATTCTGGAAACAAAAAAGGTGATGGTCACGGAAATGATGGCAGTACCATGCTGGGTGTTACGGCGTACAACTGGGCGCGATACACTGGCAAGCCTGCCCCGAAAGACGTTATGCGTAAGCTGACGAAAGACGATGTGAAACCTTTGTACAAGAAAAACTACTGGGATGCGGTCAAGGGGGACGATCTCCCTTCGGGCGTTGACGTTAGTTGCGTGGACCTTTGTGTGAATGCCGGGCCGGGACGTGCAGCTAAAATATTACAGCGCGTGGTCGGGGCGACCGCAGATGGGGCCATTGGCCCAAAGACCGTAGCAGCAGTGCATGACTTCGATCCAAAAGACATCTTGCACAAATACTACGACGGGCGTGAAGGTTTTTACCGCTCTCTAAAAGACTATGCGGTATACGGCAAAGGTTGGTCTCGTCGTAACAAAGAAACTCTTGAGAAAGCACTGGAGCTTTTAGATGGCTAAAAAGAAAAAGAAGTCGTTTACGAAAGAGCAACTACGTCGTTTTATGGAAGGCGAGTCTGCATATGAGGCTATGGGCGGCACTAAAAGTTTAAATGCTGGCAAACAACAATTTATGTCGCAAGAGGTAGAAAAACTTCTGCGTAAAAATCCGGAGATCTTTGAGGACATGGATGAAGAAAAATATAGACGCGGTGGTAAGGTCGCTCCAAAGACCCCAAAGATACCCAACGATCCGGACATGCCCACTTCGATGGGTGGTACAAAAACCTTTCAAATGCCGTACAAAAGAAACATGTCTAAAAAACTAGGCACCAAGAAATTGCCTGTTGGAAAACCGCCGCCCAATAGAATGTTACCCCCCATGTTTAGTACCCGTAAAAATGGTAAGGGAACTCTTGAGAACTTTGAGGGCAGCTTTAGATCAGGGGGCGAAGTTCGCGCTGCCGATGTCCGTGATAACCCCAAACGTGGAAAGTGCTACTAATGACAACAATTATGATCAGTGTGCTTCCTGACGGAATGCCTGTAGATAAAATGGAGAGCGATGACGACGGCAAGAGTTGTCCGCTCCCAACGCAAGATGAAGAGTTAAACCAAGAAAACAAAGACATTGCGATTGCAGAATACAACTACGGCCCCGCCACTACAGACGAGGAGTGCGGAAACTGTGGAATGTATAATCAAACAGAGGACATGCTTGCTTGCATTGGAGACGACTCTGGGGATCTTGGGTATTGCCAATTGCTAAAGTTTTCATGTATGAGCGAAAGCACATGTAGCGAGTGGGTAGAGGGTGGTCCGATTACATCCGACTTACAAGAGGAATACAGGGATAACCTATAATGGATGTTGTTGACTTTGCGAAACATGTGTATAGGTTGTTGAGAGAGCGTGAAAATGATATTGGGCGTTCATTAGTCAACGGGTCTGCCAAAGACTGGGAGACTTATAAGATGATGGTGGGAGAGGTACGGGGACTCTCTTTTGCCAGAGAAGAAATAAAGTCCTTGCTGGAGAATAACGCTGACGATGTCGAAGACATTATATCTTCCTGATCATGTCGCGCAGAAAATGAACAAAGAAAAGGTGGACTCATCGTCTGCTTCTTCTGAGGTTGGTAGCGCGTATGTAGATAATCAAGACCGAGTGCTAGAGCCTTCGCTTCTTGATAAATCCCTTCTTGAACGATTACCACAGCCCACAGGATGGCGAATATTGGTAATGCCGTATCAAGGTACTCTGAAAACAAAAGGCGGATTGCACCTTCCCGACGAGGTTCGGGAAAGAGAAACTGTTGCTACAGTTGTAGCATATGTTCTTAAACTGGGACCACTGGCTTATAGCGATAAAAAGTACGGCTCTGCTTGGTGTGAGGAGGGACAGTGGGTTTGCATTGGTCGATATTCTGGTTCTCGATTTAAGATCGATGGGGGAGAAGTTCGCATCATTAACGATGACGAGGTGATTGCAACAATATTGGAGCCCGATGATGTCAAACACGTCTGAAGAAATTGAAGAAGAGATTGAGGTAGTCATTGAGGACGAGGCTTCAGAAGAGGAAGTCCAATCTGCTGAACCTGTAGAAGATCAACCAGAAGTAATTGTGGAAGAAGAATCTGAAAACACAGGTTCTGACGAAGAGCTTACCGATTACAGTAAAAACGTTCAGAATCGAATCAAGAAATTAACAGATAAGTACCGTAAGGAAGAGCGCGATAAACAGGAAGCGCTTCGCCTGACTTCTCAGTTGATGGAAGAAAACAAGAAGATGAAGGACCGTTTAAAACTTTTGGACCGAGGTTATGTCCAAGAGTACGGGAACCGTCTTAACATCGAAATGAGCGCGGCAAAGATAGCGTACAAAGATGCTGCGGACCGAGGCGACAGTGACAAACAACTGGAAGCTCAAGAAAAACTTTCTCGGTTGAACTCTGAAATGGAACGCCATAGGCAGGCTAAAGCTAGGGTAGAGCGCGAGGCAAAACAGCCCGTCCAGCAGCAAGCTGCTCCTTCTGCCCCACCTCCTCCAAAACCAGATCCTAAAGCCGAGGCTTGGGCGCAGAAGAACGAGTGGTTTGGGTCTGATCGAATGCTTACTTCTGCCACATATGCTATCCACGCTACCCTTATCGAAGATGAGGGGTTTGACCCGGAGAGCAATGAGTATTATACTGAAATAGATCGTCGGTTGCGTGTGGAGTTTCCACACAAGTTTCAGACGGCTAAGAAAACGGGGGAAAGAAGTCAGGTCGCATCCGCTGCTTCTTCCGCATCCCGCAGCACTAAATCGGGGCGCAGGTCGGTGAAACTGACGCCTTCTCAAGTCGCGATTTCAAAGTCGCTTGGCGTTCCACTTGAAGAATACGCTAAATTTGTAAAGGATTGAGATCATGGCTGACAGAACACCCCGCAAAAATAATACGCGAGAAACAGAATCGCGCAGAAAACCATGGGCACCGCCCAGTCACCTTGAGGCACCTACTCCACCAGATGGATATGTGCATCGTTGGATACGCGTTTCAATGCGCGGCGAAGAAGACAAAATGAATGTCAACGCCAAGCTGCGAGAAGGATGGGAACCCGTCCGTAAAGATGAGTATCCTAATTATGAAGCCCCGACTATTGACGATGGTCGTTATGAGGGGGTGATTGGTCAAGGCGGATTGATGTTGTGCCGTATACCTGAAGAAACAGTAGCAGAAAGAACTGCATATTACGGGGGCAGAACCCGCGAACAAATGACTGCCGTTGATCAGGATCTTATGAAGGAGTCACATCCTTCCATGCCTATCAGTAACGATAGGCGTAGTCGTGTATCATTCGGGGGATCTCGTAGAGACTCCGATTAACTTATAGAAGGATTGCTACTATGGCAAATACTAACGGTGCCTTCGGACTTCGTCCGATTGGTGTAGTCGGTCAGGCTGCAAACACCACTGGTATGACCGAGTATCGCATCGCCTATGGGAACACAAACGCGATTTACCAAGGTTCTCCCGTAATTCCGCTGTCAACAGGCTTTATTGATATTGTTGGCGCGGCTGCTGGTGGAACCGTAGGTTTATTAGGTGTTTTCTGGGGTTGCGAATACGTTTCGTCTACCACTGGGGAGAAGATTTTCTCAAATCACTGGCCCGGTTCTGGCGCGGATTCTAATCATCCCGTCGTAGCCTTCGTGTATGACAACCCAATGCAGACATTTATTATCGCATCAGACGCCTCATTAACCAGTGAAGCAACTGCTCGCGGTCATGTGTTTGCAAATGCAAACTTTGGAACAGCTACATCTGGCGTAACAGCCACAGGTATCTCGTCCGCTAAGTTAGCTGTCGGCACAATCGCCGCCACCGCAGCATTGCAACTTCGTATCGTCGGTATCCAAGACGACCCGGAGAACAGCGATTTCACTGCTGCTGGCATCCCGTTAATCGTTCGACTGAATAACAGTTTCAATTCCGCCAATGGCGCGATTGTTGCTGGTACTCCGTCAACCACTGGCGTATAGGGGGTCTAAAGAATGGCTATTTCTCGCGCACAACTAGCGAAAGAGCTAGAACCGGGCCTCAATGCGTTGTTCGGTATGGAGTACAGTAGGTACGAAAACCAACACGCAGAGATCTACACAACAGAATCTTCTGATCGAGCATTCGAAGAGGAAGTGATGTTGAGTGGGTTCGGAGCGGCACCAACCAAATCGGAAGGTTCTGCGGTCAACTTTGACGACGCTAACGAAGCATACACTGCTCGTTACAACCACGAAACTATCGCGTTGGCCTTCTCTATAACAGAGGAAGCTATCGAAGACAATCTGTATGATCGTCTTGGTTCGCGTTACACTCGTGCGTTGGCTCGCTCAATGGCACACACAAAGCAGGTTAAAGCTGCTGCGGTTCTCAACAACGCCTTTACAGGTGGTGCGAACGCAGGCGGTGACGGCGTTGCATTGTGTGCAACTAACCACCCTCTTACTAACGGTGGTACGTTTGCCAACACTCCAGCAACAGCAGCAGATTTGAACGAGACATCTCTTGAAGATGCCCTTATCAATATCGCTGGTTTTGTTGATGAGCGCGGTTTGAAAGTTGCTCTACGCGGCACGAAACTTCTTATCCCACGTCAACTGCAATTCGTTGCAGAGCGTTTGATGGTTTCAAACCTACGCGTAGGTACAGCGGACAACGACACAAACGCAATCCGGTCTATGGGGATGTTGCCTGAAGGCTATGCCGTCAACGACTTCTTCACTGACCCGGATCACTTCTTTGTTATGACTGACGCACCTCGTGGTATGATCCACTTTGAGCGTTCTGCTTTGTCAACAAACATGGAAGCCGACTTTGATACCGGAAACATGCGGTTCAAAGCTCGTGAGCGCTACAGCTTTGGGTTCTCAGACCCACGTTGTGTTTACGGTTCCCCCGGAGCCTAAACTGTGCTATGTTACTGAGGTAGGTACTTTTCATACCTCCTCCCTGTTAGACTGGGGCTACTTCGGTAGCCCCTTTCTTTTTGTTCAAATGTCATGTATTGTTCTGGTATCCCTGACAGTCGCACGGTGCGGCTGACATTTGCCAAGACAGGAGATCTTCATGGCTAACTCAACTTTTTCAGGCCCAATCCGGGCAGGGAACATCCGAAATACAACAGGAACTACTGTAGGCGAGAACATCGCTAACGTAGGCTACGTTGTAATGATGCAAACACACACAATGGATCTTTCCGGTGGAGCGATTGCAGCAGGCGCAACCGACATGGTTATTCCAGCAAACTCCAAGATTATTGATTGTATCGTAGACTTGTCTACGGCTGCGAATGCTACCACTAACTTGAGCGTTGGTGATACCGTTGGCGGGGCATCTACAATTCTTAACACGCTTGCCACAGGTACAACTGCGGGGCTCAAGACTGTAACCACACAAGGCGGTGGTACAGGGGAGTGGGCTAACACAGGAACGGCTGATCTAAAGCTGACCGTTACAAACAGCGCAGCGACCACCGCGGGTGTAGCTGTGATTACTATTCTGTATGCGCAGGCTTACAACACTGTAATCCGTCCATAAGGGGGTTCACACATGGCTGGCTCAGACATTACAGCGTATAATTATGCGCAAGGTTCAGCGGCGGCTCTTATAGGGCCGTCGAGATCCAGACTTCAGGCCGTAAACATATACGCTACTGCGGCAGGTTCGTTTACTCTTACTAATGGTAATGGGGGAGCAACAATGTTAACGCAGAAGTTTCCCATAGGTATGAATGAGATATACATTCCTGAGAATGGAATGTTGTTCACTTCTGGGGTTTACGTTTCTGCGCTTACAGGCGCGGGGACTGAGCTAACTATCCTTTTAGCATAGGGCGGACTCATGGCTAAAATTG